CCTCTTGGCTTAGATTTAAGTGATAATTTTTATTATACTATAAATAATATAGTAAATGTAACTGCGTTAACAAGTGATATATCAAGAGTAATAAATATAAATATAATAGATAAATTAGATCCTTGTCTAAATTTTGTAAATAATCAACAACATACAAATTATTATAAATATATATATTCACGTACTGCTAATTTTAATATATTTAAAGATATAGATTTATTTAAAAAAAGTTCGCAAAATGCTATTCCTAATACAAATTATTATTTTGAAAATTCAAACAAGCCACTTATAGAATTTTCAGATAATTCTATTTATGAACCTACATTAAATTTATTAGATACATTTGGTTCTATTAAAGGATCTAATATTAAACAAGACGACCCGAACTTATTTCCAATTATATCAGTAAAGGATAAAAATCTAGATGCCAGTGCTTTAATTAATTATAGAGCAATTGATTTATGTGGTAATATAAGTAATGATATAAGCTTAAGTGTTTTATTTAAAAATATTCCATATGTTACATTATCAGGTGAAACTCTTAGAGTGCAAAGATTAAATGAATATTATGAAGAATATGGTTATGGTATAAGTTTGGAATATAATGCTGATATTAGTTATTGGGCGGATGGTTCATTTACAGTTCCAGTAAATACAACAAGTGATACAACTGGTATTGATATAAGCTATGATATTTCTTGGTCTACTAATTTAAATGTAACTACAGTAAATAAATATTATAATTTTTGGTATCATGTTCAAATATCAGGCGGTAATTGGGTTAAAGATGAGGATTATGTTGAGATTAAAAGATATATTGAATTAAAAGATTTTAGTAGTCCTTGGTTTTTATTTCCAGATATAAGTTTTCATTCAATACCAAGAGGATATATTGACGCTTCTACAAGTCTTGCGAATGATGATCAATATCAAGCAAAAAAAGATATTTCATCTATTTATGATAATTATACACCAATAACAAATAAAAATATAGATTTTAGTTTATCAATTCATTCTCATTTTGATGATTTAAGTAGAATTATACATAATTATGATGTTTGTGATAATTATTATCATGCTGATGGTTTATTATCAACAATTATTACATTATCTATTCAAGATAAAAATATAGAATTTAGTGCTAATGCTTTATTTAATGAAGGTTTTTTAAATAGTGATTTTTGTTTAAATAAAGTTTCAATAGGTATAAATGATTTTAGTAATTTAATTTTTACTTATAAAGTAACTGATCCAGGTGAAAATTTTTTTGAAATTTCTAGAAATGTAGATATAATTGACAAAACAATACCATCAATAGAATTTTTATTTGATCCAGTACATAGTGATTTTAGTTATTCAAAATTTATAGAAAAAAGTATTGATTTACCACATAATCGTGATATATCATATCGTGATTTTTCATTTCAAGCACATAATTATACACTGAATGATGATCTATTTTTAAATGAAATAAGCTCAGTAATATTTGATTTTAGTTTAATAGATAATTATGAAGCAAATAATAATAATTATATAATTACTATATCGGGACATAACGAAAATGTGATACAAGATAAAATTAAAACAATAAATGATATAACTCGTAATGATGTAAAATTATTATTTTCTAAAGTAGATACATCATTTTCTATAATATATGAAATTTCAGATAATCAATTTAATACACATACTATTAATAGATTAGTAAATATAACAAATTTTATAAAACCCATTATAACTTTTAAAAATATAAATAATAATAATTATATTAAAATAAATTTTGGTGATACCAATTATGATTTAAGAAATGATTTTACAGCTAATATTCCTTATAATAGATTTTTAGAAAGTGATGTTAATATTGACCTAAGTTATATAGTTCCATTACCATTTACAACTATATGTGGTAGTATTTTATATGATCAAACCGCTTTAATATATGGTTTAACAGGTAATACAAATTATAATTTGTATGATGTAAGTTATTATACAATAGGATATGGATTAAGTTCTGAAATAGCAAAAATTCAAACAGAAATAGTAAATCCTGGACCCAGTTTTGAATTTACTTCTGAATTAATAGACAGTAGTTATGAATTTTATCATGAAGCTGGTGAATTATTACCAGATGCTTCATTTATTTTTGGCATAAAATCATTTAGTTTATATGATGAATTTTATTATCATCATAATAGTGATATTTCATATACAAATACAATATTTGAGGTTTCATATAATAGTTTTTTTAACCAAAATTACCCATTAGTTGGAACTTATACAATAAGTTATGAATCTACTGATAGAAATAATAAAACTACATTTATTCAAAGAATATTATATGTAAATGATACTAAACCACCAATAATTACAGTAGATATAATACCAGAATCTTTAAATCAACAAGAAGTATTGACTATGCCAAATGTTCATTTCTTAGATAAAGGAACACATATAACACATATAAGTATTGATTTAAGTAATAGTAATGATACTGCTATTTCAACAAAAAATTTTTTAAATATTACAAATATTAATGATTTTTCTTATAATTATTTACCTCAAAATATTTTATTATTAAATCAAAATGATACAAGTTTTGGTAACATACAATATACTATAACATATAAAGCAACTGATTCCTGTAATAATACAATAATAACAACAAAACAAATAAATATTATATTGCTTACTAATTTGATATTAACACCAAAACTAGGTATTTCGGGTAATTATTTAAATTTAAATACTACATTTAATGATGAATTTGTAAAATTATTAAATAATAATACTCAAAATTTAAGTGATATATTTTTAAAAAATAGTATTTCATATAATTCTTCTACAAAAACTATTATATATGATGCTCAACCAGTTGAGTTGTTTAATAATAATATAAAATTAGATTTATCAGCAATTTATATAGATCAATCCGGTTCAAATATACAAGAAGATATACCTAAAGATAATATAACAGTAACACATTCAATATTACCAAATATAATAGATAATTATGTAGTAATTTTTCAAGCATTTGAATCAACAAACTTTAATTCTGAAATAAAAACTATTAATTTCAATGTTAAAGATATTACAGCACCTAGATTAAGTTTTATAAGTTCTCTTGATTATCCTGATATTGATAATATTAAATTGCCTTTACTTTCAAGAACAAGTTTTAATACTTTATTAACAAATATAAATTTTTTAAACAATCATAATTTAACAAATCCTTATTTATTTACAAGAGATAATAATAGTAATGGTTCTAATGATTTAATATACTCTATACCAGGTATAAATATAGTTGATTTTATTAATGGAACAACTATAACATTAAGTAACGAAACAATACCATCTACTTTTGAAACCAGTTTTGGTTTAGAAATTACATATAGTGCTATTAATACCCCACCCGCATATGATATTTCTAATCAATATTTATTATTAAACGAAAATAGTTATATTCAAAATTATAGAGTTTTTGATGATACGGGTAATTTTTCAGATATTTCAAGAGTTATAACTGTAGAAAGATTCCCACCATTTTTAGATTTAAATTATGAATATGATCACAATTTTAATATACATTATTCACAATATCATGAACAATTTAGACCACATATAGATTTATTAGGAAGAGGTTTAGATTATTATAATGGTTTATTATCAAGCACAAATCTAAGATTAGTAAATTATGTAAGAGAAAGCATATTAGGAAAACAAACAGTGTCTTACGAATTAAAAAATAGTATTGGTGATACAATTTTATCAACCGCTACTCGTGAAGTAAATATAATTAATATAGATTGTTTAGAAAGAGATGTATCAGGTTTAGAATATTTAATAAGAAGTGAAACATCAAAATTAGGATTATATGATGGAAGCTATGTTATAAATATACATAATTCTAATGATGCTATAAGAATATATGGTTATGATCATACTCTAAATATTAACTATGATATTAGTAATCTAATAAATATAAGCGGCGAATATGTTAGAAATTACAATGATATATCTTATCATTGGGGTAAGATAAATATGAATGTAAATCATGATTTTAATAGAGCAAATATAGAATATCTAGATGAAAATAATAATAAAAAATTATTAAAAGATATATTTTTATATACTGATAAATGTGATAAATATGGTTTAATAAAACCCGATATGGATATTCTTAATACTTATGTAATTGATGTTTCTGGTTATAATAATATACACGGTCATACTGATACATCATTTCAATATTTTACATTAAATAATGAAAAAAGACCCAACTTTCATTTAGAATTTGGAAAATATAAATTTATTCAAAATACTCATAAAAATTTCTATAATCAAATAAAATTTTCTGTCACAGAAGATGGAACTCATAATGGAGGTGTTGAATATTGGAAAGATGTATATAATTATAGTTTAGCAGGATTACATGGTTCATATACAGAATTATTAATGACAGCAACAACACCATCACCATTATATTATTATTCTGAAAACTTCCCAAATATGGGAGGAAAAATTGAAACAAGAAATAACTTAACAATTTTTAATGCTAATATTTACATTATAGATAATATGTTATCTATTGATAATTCAAATATATTACAATCTTTTTACTCCACAGAATTTTTAATAAATAAAATAATTTTATCTCATAAATTTGATTTATCAAGTAATATAGATGGAACTACAATAAGTAATGAACATTTTAATTGTGTAACTCATCAAAATATTAATCATAATATTCTTGTAAATAAAGGAGATCATAAAGTCATATTCAAAAAATATCAATGTACCGATGGATATGATCCTTTCTTGGGTGGTGCTGGAATAATGCCATTATATAATCCTATACCAACATATGATTTAAGTAACAATATAAAACATGATGTAAGCAATAACTATTTATTTGATATGAGTGTAAATAATAGTGTTTCATATATATTCCAATATAGATACAGAATTGATACTTCTGTTAATTTAATAACAAATACAACAAGAAATACTTTAGTTGAAAGACTAGCAATAATAGTTTGGGATTCTGCTTCAAATAATATGGGGTATTCTAATGATGGAAGTGAATGGTTTGAATATTCAAATAAATTCTTTAATAATGCTAATAGTATTGGATATAATAGTAATAGATGGATAATATTAGGAAATGCTACTTCTCATTCTACTTCAATTATTTATTCTGATGATGGATTAGCTTGGTTTGCATCACCAAATTCTTCAAGTATTTTTTCCACCGAAGGAAATGATATAATTTGGAATGATACACAATGGATTGCTGTTGGTCAAGGAACAAATACTATTGCATATTCAACTACAAATGGTTATGATTGGATAGGATTAGGAACAATAATGTTTTCAACAAAAGGTAATAAAATAGCTTGGAATGGTTCAAGATTAGTTGCTGTTGGAGAAGGAACAAATTCAATTATATACTCAGATGATAATGGTATTAATTGGACATCATCTGCAAGTGGAAATTCATTATTGAATATAGGTTTAGATATTCATTGGTGTAGTAAATTAAATAAATGGTTAGTAGTAGGAGAACCAACAGGTGGTAATACACCAAATATATTGGCTTCTTCAAGCGATGGTATAACTTGGACTGCGACATCACATACTTTACTTGATATAAATACTTTTAAAGCTCTTACAATTAGTTCAAATGATGATATAATTATACTTGGTGGTGAGAAATTAGGTAGTGGAACATTTACTATTATATATTCAAATAATTTAATAGATTGGTTTGCTGTAACAGATTCTCTTACAATATTTCCAGTAAAATGTAATAAGATTGTTTGGGATAGTGAAAAATTTTATGGTGTTGGAGAAAATACAAATACAATGGCTACTTCTATAATAGGAACAACTTGGATAATATCAAATAATCCAAATATTTCAACAAATAATATAAAAGATATTTTTTCATATGTCAAAAAGACAATTATAAATGAAGAAATCAAATATGAAATGGATCTTTTAAATATATTTTATAATTTTAATGAGTTAGATAACTATTATCATTATTTTAGAAGAAATAGAATAACAGATGTGCCTATATTGAGAGATGACTTTATATATATAATAAATGAATTAGCATATATTTTAGAAGTATTTTTAATTAATGCTGATACAAGATATGATTATTTTATGGGAGATTATTTACGTTCAAATAGGGTAATTTTTAGTCATATATTAGATAATTATATAAATTTCAATTTACATTCATATTTGGATTTATCTAATCTTCAAATTGATAAGGACAGATTAGAACATTTACGAAGTAATGTATTTAAAGAAGAAATAACAAAATTTCTTCAAGATGATAATATAAATACCTTTTTATTTGAAGAATTTATTGTAACTATTTATAGTGATATATGTGGTCAACCACAAGTTATAGACTATACAGATCCAGAAAGTATAATATTTCATAATGGTTCAATTGAATTTGGTGAGTATTTATTAGATTCGGTTGATAGTAGTGGTTTATTATATAAATTATATAATGATTTATCAGTTGAAGAAGTAGATAAAATTTTAGAAAATCGTATTTATTTTTCATTAAGAGATATATCAATGACATATCATGACTATAATAATTATATAGGATTAACTCAACAAAATCTTTTCCATAATATGTTTATTGATGATGAAAATCAATTTATATTCCATAAATATAATCCAGATACAAATAATTATCAAGTAAATAGTGATTATTTAACATTAGAAAAAACTTTAAGGGATGCTTCAAATAATAAAAAATATTTATTAGAAATAAATGAAGACGATAGATATAAATGTTTTACTAAAAATACACATAATATATATGATAATGGTGTTTATAAAAATAATTATAATATTTCAGGTGATTATTTATCAGTTATAAATTATTTTATGGATATAGAACTGGATAATTCAAGTTCTTATTTATCACAATTTGATATAATTCCAAGAAGCTTAAATAATGTTAATTATAATACACATCCATATACTTATAGTGTAAATTTGAAAAAAAATCATAGCCATAGTTATGTTATAAATCTGAATGATTATTTTGATAGATACTTTTATGATAATAGTAGTACATCAATTCCTTGGAATTGTATAAATTTTAATTATTTGAAATATACAATATTAGATGTAAGTTTTATACATGAATTTAATATATATGATATTTGTGCTAATTTCAGTATAATTTATGATAAATCTAAAATTACAGTATTAAATCATATACAATCATATATTAAAACAGTTAATTTCAAATTAGACCATTTATTTAATATAAGAGAATCAGCAATTATTTTTAAAAATAATGTAAATGATTATAAAGTAGAAAATTTTACTTATGATAATACAATTACAGTCCAAAATTTAGATGCTTTATATGAAATAGCAAACGCAATTCCTTCAAATTATACTTTAAGATTAGCAAATTCATTAAATTCATTATATGCTAATAACTTTTATAATACTCGGACTTTAAAACAGAAATATAATACATTAATTGATATTTTTAACTTTCATCAAAGACCTGAATTATTATATTTAACAAGCAATACTTATGAAGACCTTATTGATTATACAAATATTGATAAAATGTTAACAGATATAAGTTTAATTGATATAAATATAGATTCTATTTATAATAATACAATTAAATACTTTTATAATGAAGATGATATAAATGAAATATTAGCAGCAGATGTTGATACTCCTATTAATACATTTTCAGATTTTGAAGATCTAAAAAATTTAGCTATTAATTTTTATGAAATGAAAAATGAAATAGATAAATTAGAAGTAGAATTAAATACAAGACATCCAGAATTTTCTTTAAAAGATTTTTCAAATATTATATTAGATTATAGTTATAATGATTTATATAAAATAAATGATATAACTTCATATTATCATAAATTAATTGATAATTATGTTAGTTTAGATAAAATAATTGATGCGTATATTCAAGACAGTGATCTTTATGTTCCAGAAGTAACAAGTTTTGGTTCAAATATTCCGAATAACACATTTTCAAGAAATTATCAAAATACAAATATAGGTTTGGTTGATTTTAGTAATGAAACAATTGGTATTCATAATAATTTTAATAGATTAGCAGATGCTTTACAAAACTTCTATAATTATGAAGTTAAACCATCTTATTATGATAAAATTAATTATATCATGCATGGAAGTGAACTTTTAATTAATAGTTATAGATCAAATAATATTTTAATTAAATTTCAATTAAATTATAATAGTGCTTTATTCAAGGATGTTTATTTAGATACAATAGTATTAGATATAGCTATACCAGATTTTACACCTCCTACAATAATATTTAAAACAGAAGATTTATCATTTTCACAAGGATTATCAACAAATAAATATAATAATATTGATACATTAATGGAATTATTAATTAATGATATAAGTTATATTGAAATTAACCAAAGTCATCCAAATTTCAATAAAGATAATATAAATTATTCTTATCAGGATGTAGAGAGTCACTATTTTAATACAGTTACAAATAATGAATATACACTTTTAAGTATTGATTTAAGTCAAGTTTATAATCCAACATTTGATGCCAATACTGGTTTAGGTGGTGTAAATATATATTATACAATTACTGATAGTGCTAATAATACAAATACTATTTTTAGGAATTATAATATTATAAGTGCTTTTGATGTTCCTGTGTTTTATTATGGAACAGATCCATTACAAGATTATTTACAAAATAATGATCTTAGTGATTTTACATTATACTTTTTAGTCGGTGAAGATATAACAATAGATGGTATATTAAGTAATATAACAGCAGTAGATCCTGGTAATAATAATCAGTCATTACCTATAGATGTAGTTATAAATACTTATATTGATACAACTGTTCCAGGACAACATGATAATGCTATTACAATATCGGCAACAGGAGATAGAGGTTCAAATACAACAAATAGTATTGATATAAATGTTAATATTGTTATTATATTACCTGGATTTATTCCATCAGCATCAGATATTAAAACATGTTGTCCTCCAAAAACATTTTATTTACCTATACAACATAATTATAAACAAGGTGCGAGTGCGTCAAGTGCTATGAGATTGGCAAAAATTATTAGAAATTCATAATTTTTCGATTTTTCTCTCAAAATTATTTTTAAATTGCAAAAAATTTTATATTTTATTTCAAAAAATTTAAAATATAAAATTTATTTTTTAATAATGTAAATTAATTCTGAATTTGTTTAATAGTACAAACGAATTCATCAACAGACAAATATTCTATTTGTTTTAAAGAAGATATATAAAAATTAAAACCATTCCAATATTCTTCTTGAACTTGTGATGAGTTATTTGTTCCTATTATTGTTCTCTCTTGAACTAATGGACCAATATAACTTAATGAACTATGACCATTATTAAAACTATTATCAAATACAATTACTGTATTAGCAAATGAAACATATGAATTATCAAAACTAACTCTATTTTTATCTATTGAATCATTTTTTAAATCTGGACACATACTAAATACATAATTATTTAATTCTACATCACCTGGATATCTATTTAAAAATTTTACACCTACATGTGCATGTATTTCAAAATTATCATTTGTACCTAATGTATTTATATTTAAAGTATTAAATAAATTACCACCATCATTATCAGAAATATCAAATTTCTCTCCCAAACTTACATCAAAAGTCATAGGAATATATTTAATATATGATAAATCTGTATTGTTTAATAATAAGTTATTTGAACTTTCTATTTCAAAAGTTTGTGAAGCAGTATTATAAGATACTTTATTTCCTGGAACTGCTCTATTTAATTTTACAGTAGCTGTATTATTACCAAACTTAATACTTTTCCATATATTATTTCCAAAGAATTTAACCTCTTGTTTTGTACTATCAAATGTTATCATTCCTTCTAAATTTAAAGGATTTGCACTATTATACTCATCTTTATGGAATGGTAATACTAATCTACCATTACTTAAATCTGTTAAACCAGAGTTATCTAAATATTCTGTTATATGAACTCTTGATATATCTAATTTTTTTGCTACTAAATTATCAAATACTGCATTTTGTGGAAAACTTGGATCGCCTATAGTTCCACCAGATATTACAGTTACACCACCTGATATAATACTTGATACATCTATAATATTCGCACTCAATTCATTTACTTTCAATTTATGAGCACTTATATCTAATATTTCAGCATCTTTCGCATATAAACTATTTAAACTTGTATCAAAATCAACATTTAAATAATTAAAACTACCATCATGAATAGATGATTTATAATTTACATATAAATTATTATTACAAGATATTTCATCTACTCTAATAAATTTAGCTGATATATCATCTGTCCATATATATTTTATTGTTCCTAAGTTTGATACTGTAAGATTAGTAATATCTTGGCTGGGTAATATTGTTGAACCTGTAACATGCAAATTTACTACACTTAAATCAACACTTGAAATATTCCCATTACAACAAATGTCGCCTGAAACATCTAAATAACCACAAGATATAGTTGGAACTGAAATATATCCTACACTTAAATCTGTTATATTAATAGAACTTGTATCTATTATATCACCCACTAATCTATAAAATTTAACTGTTGATACATCTAATGATGTTACAGAAAGATCCGTAAAAGCTATTTTATTTGCACTTATTTCATGTATTTTTGCGAAATTTTTTATATATAAATTATATGCATTTATAGCATTTAAACTTGTATCTCCTGAAATATCAATTGAGTATCTTGGATTTTTTCTATTTATTCCTATTCTATTATTACTTGTATCTATACATACAACATTTTGAGAGTTAATAAAACTGCTTGCATTAAAATTTGTTGAGGTTTTTTTTATATTTGCTATTATCTGATTTGTTAATGATGAAGCCATTTATATTAATTAATATAATAATATAATTTTATTTACTCAAAATTATATTATATAAATTATATTCATTCAGGAATATATAATTCTTGTGCCATTACAAAATTTGAATTTCCATGATTTGAACCTAATACACCAGAACTTACATCTAAATTATTGCTCGCATCATCACATATTAAATACTCTAAATGATATGTTACAGGAGAACTATAACCTGTTGTATCTACATATGTTCCATTATATAAACCTTTCGCCGTAACACCCATTAATGTACCCATACTTAAATCTGAATATATTATTGTTCCACTATTATTCTTAATTCTAAAAGAAATTGTTTGCTCTATCTCATTTGAACAAACATAATTTACTTTAAATTGTAAATAAATATAACTTAAACTTGATAATGGATCCATTGTTACTGTATATCCATCTGCTGTTAAATCATGCCATGTATTTACTTGTAATGTTACATTACTTGATAAATCTGCGCCTTGTGCTACTGAATATGTACTATATGATACTGGAATTTTTACTTTTGATGAATCTGTTAATAAATCACCATATAAAGTTGTTATACCTGATACATCTAAATCAGCATTTAAAGATACATCACCATGAACTATTAAATGATCACAAATATCTACATTTGAATTTAATGAAACATCTCCATGAACTGTTAAATGATCAGATATATCAACATTGGAATTAAAACAAGCATCTCCTATTACTAATAAATCAAATGAAATATCTAAATTACTTAATGAAGCATCTTCAGCAATAATATTTTGTATGTTTATATTTAAATTCTCTTTTACTTCATTTGTACTTGTATCATATTGTAATATTGCTGTTTGTAAATTATGAATAATTGGATTATAATCACGAATAGGTTTAATATACAAAGCTTCTGAAACATCTACATTATATGGTGTTGAACTTGCATTTATACTAATTGAATTCTGTTGTTGATTTGTTCTTCCTGCTTTAAATCCAATTGCTATTGAATTCATACATTGATCTATATAACCTGATTGATAACCAATAGCAATAGAATTAAATCCTTGACGAGTATGACCACTACTAAAACCTATTGCAATAGAAGAGTTATCTTGATGTTGATATCCCGCAGCCGAACCTATTGCTATACAATCTCTATTTTGTCCTGTTTTACCAGCTTCAATACCAATAGATATTGAATTCATAGATTGATCAACTTGACCTGCTTCAGTTCCAATTGCTATTGCATTTGTTAATTGTTTTGTTCTTCCTGCATAACTGCCAATAGCAATAGAACTTACGTCTTGATTTACTTTACCTGCTTCATAACCAATAGCTATTGAATTGTTATTTTGTCCAATTGAACCTGCTTTATTACCTATTGCTATAGAGTTTGCACTTTGATCTAAATTAGCAGCATCTGTTCCAATTGCTATTGAATTTATATCTTGATTATTAAAAGCAGCTCCACCACCAATAGCTATTGAATTAAAACTTTGTTCAGTTTGTCCTGCGTGATTTCCAATAGCAATAGAGCTAACATCTTGATTAATTTTTCCTGCTTCATAACCAATAGCAATAGAATTCATAGATTGATCATTTAAACCGGCATTAAAACCAATTGCTATTGAATTATTATTTTGATTTCCATAACCTGCATTTGTTCCTATTGCCACAGAATCATTATTTTGATTATTAAAAGCGGCACCACCACCAATAGCAATTGAATTAAAACTTTGTTGTATATTACCAGCATTAGTTCCTATAGCTATAGAATTACCTTCTTGTCTAATATTTCCTGAGCTAGTTCCAATAGCAATAGAACTACTACTTTGATCTATGAAAGCTGCAAAAAGTCCAATAGCAATAGAAGCACTATTTTGTCCTGTTTTACCCGCATGATTTCCAATCGCAATAGAATTTCTACTTTGATCTTTGTAAGCAGCATTTGTTCCAATCGCAATTGAATCATTGTTTTGATTACTATAAGCAGCTCCACCACCAATAGCTATGGAATTATAACTTTGATCTTTATAAGCCGCATTATTACCAATAGCAATATTAGAAACATCTTGTCTTTGATTAGCAGCATTCCAACCAATCGCAATAGAATTAGAACTTTGATTTGTATAACCTGCTTCATTACCAATAGCAATAGAACTTGTATCTTGATTTATTGTTGCTGCTTTATAACCAATACTAATTGAATTACTATTTTGTCCAATTGCACCAGCTTTATTACCTATTGAAATACTATTTGCGCTTTGATCTAAATTAGCTGCGTCTGTTCCAATTGCGATAGAATTATTATTTTGATTATTAAAAGCGGCTCCGCCACCAATAGCAATGGAATTATAACTTTGGTCTGTTTCTCCTGCGTGATTTCCAATAGCAATAGAGCTAACATCTTGATTTGTTCTAGCAGCACCTGTTCCAATAGCAATAGAAGTCATAGATTGATCAGTTAAACCAGCGTTCAAACCAATTGCTATAGAATCATAATTTTGATTTTTATGACCCGCATTTGTTCCAATTGCAATAGAATTATTATTTTGATTATTAAAAGCAGCACCACCACCAATAGCTATTGAATTAAAACTTTGATCTGTTTCTCCCGCGTGATTTCCAATAGCAATAGAGCTTACATCTTGATTTGTTCTAGCAGCACCTGTTCCAATAGCAATAGAAGTCATAGATTGATCAGTTAAACCCGCGTTGAAACCAATTGCTATAGAATCAAAATTTTGATTTGTACGACCTGCATTTGTTCCAATCGCAATTGAATCATTCGCTTGATTGTCATAAGCTGCACCACCACCAATAGCTATTGAATTATAACTTTGATCTTGATAACCTGCATTATTACCAATAGCAATATTTGAAACATCTTGTCTTTGATATGCGGCATTTAATCCAATTGCGATTGAAGTTGTTCCTTGTGTTGTTTTACCCGCTTCAAGACCAATGGCTATGGATTTTTTTCCTTGGTTTAAATTACCAGCATTTGTTCCAATTGCAATTGAATCGTTTTCTTGATTATCATAAGCAGCTCCACCACCAATAGCTATTGAATTATAACTTTGATCTTTATAACCAGCATTATTACCAATAGCAATACTAGAAACATCTTGTCTTTGATTAGCAGCATTTAATCCAATTGCGATTGAAGTTGTTCCTTGTGTTGTTTTACCTGCTTCAAGACCAATAGCTATAGATTTTGTTCCTTGATTTAAATTACCAGCATTAGTTCCAATAGCAATAGAACTTATATCTTGTTGTTGTTGTCCGGCACCAGTTCCAATAGCAACTGAACCTATTTTTTGTTCAGTTTCACCAGCAGTATTTCCAATAGCAATAGAATCTTTTGCTTGTGTTGTCTTTGCTGCGTAATGACCAATAGCTATTGATAATGTGCCTTGTGTTGTTTTACCTGCTTCAACACCAATAGCTATACTATTTTTTTTTTGATTAGAATTAGCTGCCATTGTTCCAATAGCAATAGAACTTGTATCTTGTGCTGTTTGACCAGCTTTATCACCAATAGCTATACTATTTGCTTTTTGGTCGGAATTGCCAGCATAATTACCAATAGCAATACTGTATTGTTCTTGTCTTTCAAAAGCAGAATTAAAACCAATTGCTATGGAATTACCACTTTGATCTGTTTTACCTGCTTCTGTTCCAATAGCAACAGCGTTTTTTTTCTGATTTATATAACCAGCATTTGTTCCAATTGAAATAGATGAAATATCTTGTTGTTGATATCCAGCTCCAGAACCAATAGCAATAGAACCAATATTTTGATTTGTATTACCCGCTGTATCTCCAATAGCTATTGAATATATTTTTTGATGAGATTTACCAGCATTATTACCAATTGCGATAGAAGAACTGTCTTGTGATATTTTACCTGAATTGTAACCAATAGCAATTGAATTATTGCTTTGATCTTTATAAGCAGAATTTGTGCCTATCGCGATTGCATCATTTGCTTGATTTTCATAACCAGAACCACCACCAATAGCAATTGAATTATAACTTTGATCTTTATAACCAGCATTATTACCAATAGCAATACTTGAAGCATCTTGTTTTTGATTACCAGCACTAGTTCCAATTGCGATTGAATTAGAACTTTGGTCTGTTTCACCTGCTTGTTTTCCAATTGCGATTGAATTTTCTAATTGTCTTGTTTCACCTGCTTCTGTTCCAATTGCTATTGAATCATTATTTTGTGTATCAGTTCCAGCATGTGTTCCAATAGAAATAGAAGATTCTCCTTGTGTTGTTTCACCAGCTTCTGAACCAATTGCTATTGAATTTTTACTTTGATTAGTATGACCTGCCCATGAACCAATAGCAATACTACTTGGGTCTTGTGATACTCTAGCAGCATAATTACCAATAGCAATACTATTATAATCTTGTTCTGTGAAACCAGCGGAATAACCTATACTTATAGTATTTTTTTTTTGATCTCTATATCCAGCTTCTGTTCCAATTGCTATACAATTTATATCTTGTCGTAATCTTCCGCCTTCAAATCCAATTGCTATTGAATTATAACTTTGGTCTGAATAACCAGCATATGGTCCAATAGCAATACAACTGGAATCTTGTTTTATTTCACCAGCACATGTTCCTATTGCGATGGCGTTTGAACTTTGATCTGTTTTACCTGCTTCTGTTCCAATAGCAATAGACTTAGTTCCTTGTTTAATATAACCGGCATCTGTACCAATAGCAATAGCACTTGAATCTTGTTGCTGATTACCAGAACCACTACCAATAGCAATAGAACCATTATTTTGTTCTAATGAACCAGCATTTTTACCTATAGATATTGAATTATTTCTTTGATAAAATTCTCCTGCTTGATAACCTACCGCAATAGCAAAACATTCTTGTTTCTTTTCACCGGCTTCTGTACCTATTGCAATTGAATTACAACTTTGATCTTGACTTCCGGCTAAATAACCAATAGCAATTGAATTTTGTTCCTGATTTGTATTTCCAGCGGTTGTTCCAATAGCTATAGCTCTATCTCCTTGTTCGGTTTCTCCAGCATCATCACCAAGCGCAATTCTATATCTAGGTTCTTTTTCTACATGTATTCTTGTTGCTGAAAAATCTTGACATCTTGTATTACCACCAACAGTTAATGTTCCACAAATATCAACATTAGTTTGAAAACTGGCATCACCATAAACAGTTAATTGATCAGATACATCTAAACTTTTATTAAGACTAACATCACCATGAATAATTAATCGTCCAGATATTTCAACATCACCATTAAATGAAGCATCATTTTCAACTATTAAATCATCTCTTAATATTAAATCATCAGATAAATCCCATCTTAATATTGTATTATCCCAAAGGAATTTTCTTAAATGATTATTTAAATCTCTAATTTCTATACCACCGTGTGTTACAGCTGGTGAATAAGCATTCATAGTAATAATATTGTCACTAATTTCTAATGTGCTGGTATTAATTATAGTTCTTTCACCTTTAACTTCAAAATCTCCTCTAATAACAACTAAACCTGAAAAATCACCAGAACCTGGTATAAATGGATCAATAAAAAGAACATCAGGACCATATATTGCACCACCTACATATAAATTTCTATTTATACTTGCGTCATAATCTACAATTAATGCGGTATTACTATGATGAAATCTTGCTATTCCACTAACATCTAAAGTATCACTAATATCTGTAACTCCGGCACTTAATCTTGTAATTTCTCCATGTCCATAAACATTAAATTTGGAAGTAACATCAACATCACTAAGAAATGATGCGTCTTGATAAACAGTTAATTGATCAGATATATCAACACTACTATTAAATGATGCGTCACCATGAACAATAAATTGGTCACATATATCAACACTAGAATTAAATGAAGCATCTCCATGAACTATTAAATGATCGCATATATCTACATTAGCATTTAATGATACATCACCATGAACAGATAAATGTTTTTGTATATCAACATGTCCATTAAAACTGGCATCTCCATTAACAGTTAAATCTTCTAAAACAAGATGTTGAAATATATTTTTAGTAGTTGGTAAAACATATTTATGATCGGTATAATATACTGTACCATCTGGATTAGCAGCAATAATTACTAATTTACCATATCCAGGAGACCATACACCATAAGTTAATTCAAAAGTAGTATTAGAACTTACATCCCAATTTATACCATATTGACTAGAATAAATAACACCAGTAGAAGCAAGTTTACATAGTGCTATAAATCTTTTTAAATCAGAAGACCATAATACATTTTTAATACTTGTAATATTTCCTATTAAATTACCACTATTATCCCAATAAATACCATCTTTACTTGTAGCATAGTAAGCATTATAACCACCTGCTAAAAATTTATTTAAATCTCTGGACCAACATATAGTTAATAAATAATTATTAGGATTATCGGTGTATAATATACCGCTATTATCCCAATTAATTCCATCTACACTTGATATATAAAATCCATAAAAATCGACGTCATCAGAACTATAGCTACCGACAGCAACGAATCTATGTAATTCAGGAGACCATGCAACACTATATAATCTTTTACAACTACTTATAATACCTTCTGTCCAATTAACACCATCTTGACTCATACAATAATAACCTTCTTCTGAGTTAGTATAACCAACAGCAACAAATTTAGTTAATTCTTTTGACCAACAAAGTGATATTATATCTTTATTAGCTGCTAAATTACCACTATTATCTAATACTTTACCATCTATACTAGAACCATAAAAACCATTATCACCTACTATATAAAACTTTTCTAATTCATCACACCATATAACACTTCTTAAATGACCAGTTTCTGTTGCTATTCCACTATTATCCCATAAAATCCCATTAGTACTTGTTATATGAAATCCGTTAGAACCTACTATCATAAATTGTCTTTTTTCATTAGAATTAGCTATTGAATATAATATATGATCTGTATCAACAAATAAAGAGTTACTATAATGTATTGTTTCAATACGTGTATGTTCATCAGCAGGAGGAGATGTATCTTGTTCTAAACTAAAATAACCATTAACATCAATATAACTAATATCTGTTGAAAGTTCTTGAAATGGTCTCATTTGAAATCTACTTTGTCCTGAAACATCCAAATTTCTATTAATAGATATGTCTCCAGATATATCTATAAAATTACCGGTTAATAAATTAGTCATTGTTAAATCACCGCTAATATTTACAATACCACTTACATCTAATTCTCTTAAATGTCCAAGATGTCCCATCTTCCAAGTTTTTAAAGGATTTAAAAATTCTATTAGAAAATCACTTGACATATTATATATTATAAATTATAATTATAATATATATTATACCACAATAAATAATATGGGTTGTTAATCACATATAATTTATTTTCTAAATATTAAATTTATTTAATAGCACTATATTCAGCTAATGTTATTGTATTTCCCTTTCTACTTTTTAATATTTTAGGTTTTAAAGAATCATCTAATATATTATAACATATATCCGATATATCTGTTTGAATTTTAGATCTCATATAAAACATAATTGTATCACCAGCATTATGACATATATCTATATAAAATGATTTACTAAATGTATCATAAGTAAAATTTGTATTTTCTGAACCTAATATGTATTCTCCTATAAAATTTTCACTAAAATCTACACCTGTATCTGTTCTTCTTACTTTATAAAATAATTTACAATTTAACATAGTATTGTAATATGTTGATGATAAATAATGAAATTGCCAATTCATATGAAATTTACTATTAGGATTTAATGTTATATAATTTACCAATACATCAGTTACATCTACAAAATTTGTATCTGATATTATTTGATCTGTTCCAGAACTAATATCTGTTGTAGATACATTTATTAAACTAAAATTACTTGTAGTTGAATCACCAATAGATATATTCTTATTGATAAGAAGACATTCAGCATTTAATAATCCATTTACATTAGTATCTCCTAAGTTTGCATCATGCCAACCTCTTAATATATATTCTAAAAGTTCTTCAACTGTCCAATCTTTGGGTCCTTCTGGTTCTGGTGCTGATGAAGGAATTGTTGTGTTATCATTTGCCATTAAACTTCCCTGATCTGTACTAATAAGTGGTGTAAGCCCTCCTTGTGTTGATGAAAATGTTTCAGACATAGTTAATATATAATTAGATAATAATACTAATTTTTATTTATAATTAAATATATTGAAATATACTATTAAAAAATTGTTTATATGTATTTATAACTAATGAATATTATTGAAAATAATTTTTATGATAGTAATAATTTTTACTATATTGATAACAGTTTGAATAATATTAAAATCATTAATAAAATTAATAAAATGTATAATACTAAAAATATACCTAATATTATATTTCATGGTAATAATTTAACTGGTAAAAAAACTATATTAGAATATTTATTAAAACTTATTTATAAAAACTATGAAAATTTTAATAAATATACATTAATTATTAATTGTTCTCATGGTAAAGGAAATATTAAATTTATTAGAGAAAATCTTAAACATTTTGCTAATACTATAATAAATAATAATACTGAAAATTACTTATTTAAATCTATTATATTATTAAATGCCGATAAACTTACTATTGATGCACAATCGGCACTTAGAAGATGTATTGAGATATATAATCATAGCACTAGATTCTTTATTATTGTAGATAATAAATATAAAATATTAAAACCAATTTTATCCAGATTTAGTGATATATATTGTAATAAAAAAATTAATAACAATACTACTAGCAAAATATTTAATTTTGATACAAAAAAATTGTATTACTTAAATAAATTTATTGACTTTGATATTCTAAATAAAAATATCTATAATACTACTAACAAAAAATTACTATATATAATAAATTTAGCAAATAAATTATATAATAATGGATTTAGTGCAAATTTATTAATACAATTTATAAAATCAAAACTACCAGATAATAAATTTAAATATAGATTTTTATTGGTTATTGATATTTACAAAAAAGAAATTAGAAATGAAATATTTTTAATATTGATATGTTTAAATTATATATATTTTCGTAATATTATTGGTTTAGAAAATATTAGTTTTATTTAATAACTATGGACGATTACAATATTAATACTGTTATTGAATCTAAAAATGAATGGTGTGCTAGATTAACAAATGTTTTAACACCTTGTATAATTGAAGGTATTAAATCTGTTTTTGAAGAAGCATATAAAATGTGTGCTGAAAATGAAGAAGAAGATAAATATTTAATGACTTTCCAAAATTTATTAAATAATATTCCAAAATGGAGTGGCGAAATTGTTAATACTGAAAAAGAAAGAATTATTACCAGTTCTTGCTGTAATTATTTAGAAGATTTAATAACTTGTGTCCATATTATACAATTAAAATCTTTAACTTGTTCTAGAGCTGGAATAAAACAAAAAAAAGTAGATATAGATATTCCTAATTTAAATTCATTTATTCATAAAATATATATTAATGTCGCAAGAAAAGTGTATATTAATGTTTATCTATTTGAAAAAGATATACCTCCTTTACAAATCCAAAAAAACAACAGAGAATTAGAAATTATTGTCAAAGAATGTATATTGAATAGTGTTAGAGATAGTGTTCCAGTTGAAAACATTTTACGCTCATATTTAGATGAATCACTTGAAACTGATGTTCAAGTTGAAGAAAAGAAGGAAACTATCCCAGATAAAGAAGCAATAGAAAGACAACAAAAAGAACTAAAAGAACAAGAATTAGAAAAGATTAAACAGGAAGTAAGAGAGAAATTAGAAGCAGAATCAAAAACCAATCTTAAAACAGCATTAAAGAATGCTAATAAAGAATTAAATAAAGATGAAGAACCAAAAGTTGAAGAAACAAAAGTTGAAGAACCAAAACCAGATATTGAATCAGATACTTATATAACTAGTGATGATGATGATGATGATGATAAATTAATAATAGATAATAATGATAGTGATAATCTTTCATTAGATATTAAGACATTAGATGAAGATCCAGATAAATTAGAATTAGATGTTTTAGATATAAAAACAGATGAAAAAGAAAACGATATTAATTTAGATATAGAGGAATTAAAATAAATTCGTTAATATAACTATAATTCATTTATAATAATAAATTATAAATGAATCAAGTAATAACTTCTTCAATTATATCTATTATATTTTTTATTTTTAAATTTATTGAAATGAGATTTATATTAAAAGAAAATAAACCTTTAAAATCATTATTTACTGACAGTTTAATAGTTTTTATAGCTGCTACTGTAGCTATTATTTTGTTAGAACAATTTAATTTAAATGAAATTATAGGAAATATTAAAGAGACACCAAGTGTTTTTGTAAATAAACCCGATTTTTGACGAGAAATATCTCAAATTTAATTTTATATTTTAAAAATTTATAAAATAAAATATAAAATTTCGAGCTTTACAAACTTGAGTCGAGAGAAATTGCTCTACTATGTCATTATAGGTAATTTATCTATGTTTATTATTGTAGCTGACTTATTTATATTCTTTCTCGCTATTTTATAGTTTTCAAATAATGGGTTTTTTAACACCAATGTAGGTTTATGTCTTGATACTGTCCTTGCTATCATTTTATACAATTTAAAATCTGGATATCTCTCTGATGAATCATTCTTATACAGTATATTTTTTCCTTTATCATCATAAACCCATTGAACCATCATTTTTTTTATTGGAGATTTTAATCTCTTTATCAAATCTAAATCATCTATAAAGTAATCAAATAAACTACATCCTAATCTACACAAATCAAAACTATAATTTGGATCTAATCTAGGCTTCTCATCATTTAAATAAGGTTCGCAATTATATTGAGTATGAGCATCTCCTTCGGGAGCATAACTATCACTACATATAATTGTTCCTTTATATCTATAGATTGCTCTACCAAAATCAATTATTTTATAAATTTTTCCATATGTTGGAACTTTATAATGAGTATTATCATACTTGTAATATAAATATTTCTTCTCGGTTTCAATATATACTATGTTATTTGTATGTAAATCATTATGCGTAAAATCATACACCTTTTGATATGTAATTAAAGTAAATAATATCTGTAATACTATTGATTCCCATTCATCATCTTTTATTCTTGATTTTCCGTTTATTATATATGAATCTAATGTATCATTACAACATTCCAAAGCAATAGTTTGAACTGGGAATTTCTGTATTGTAGCTATTAATTCCTCTTCTCCTTCTGAACTTGAATATTCTGTTTCATCATCTGTATCTTCTTCATCTGAATCTTCATTATTACTTGATTCTGTATTTGAATATCTTGAAGAGCAAGATGATGAAGAATTATTTAAACTATTTGTTTTCTTTTTCTTTTTCTTTTTATTACAACTTATATCACTTAAATTTACTATTGAATTATTATCATATTCTAATTCTAATTTAGAGTTAGATTCAGAATCTTCAATATTTTTTATTTTACATTCAGAAAAATTATAATGAATATCTGTGATATCATTTATATCATCAAATTTTATATCATCAAATTCATCACCTTTATTTATATCAATAGATTTTCTATTTTTCTTTGTGTTACTAAATATATTTTTATAATTTTCTGTCTCTTCTATTTTAAATAAAACATTGTTATTTTTATGAAAAAATTCTGAATCATCTAAATAATCTATATCATCTTCAATATCTAATTTAAAATCATTTTTTATTCCTAAGAATGAACCATAATAATCTATTCCATTATAAAAATTATAGTTATTTAGCAATATACTTGATAAATATGAAAAAAAACCATCACTATAAGCTGAATTATTTGGATCTAATACTTTCTCAGCTATTTCAGTATTTTTTATTTTAGGTAATTCTAAAATATTATAACTTAATTCATATTTACCAATCATATATTTTATTGGATCAACTAATGGACTATATTTAAAAAATATCTTTTTATTTATTTTATTATTACTATTATCAACAATTATTCCATTAAATTTAGAGTAACCCATTTTTTCATTCAATGAAAATAAATTATATTGATTATTCAAATTTATAGAATTGTAGTTTGTTTCAGACAAATTAAAAAATTTATTATAAATTGGTATATAATTTTGTGGATTCTCTAAATAACATAATTCTTCATTCTCCATTTGTTCAAAAAGTTCGGTATTCTTATTTTTCTTATAATTTATTTCCATTTATTTAAATAATAATAAATATATTTTTAAATTCTAACGATTTTTTATTATAATTGCGTTTTCATATTATAAATAATAATTTATATATATTTATAATATGACATTAGAATTGAAAAAATTTGATATGAAATCTATTAGTTTCAGACCTGACGAAAATAAAGGACCAGTTATTGTTTTAATTGGTCGTAGAGATACAGGTAAATCTTTTTTAGTCCGTGATCTTTTATATTATCATCAAGATATACCAATCGGAACTGTTATTAGTGGAACTGAGGCTGGTAATGGCTTTTATTCTGAACATGTTCCTAAATTATTTATACATGATGAATATAATACAGCTATAATAGAAAACATATTAAAAAGACAAAGAACAGTTATGAAACAAATTAAAAAAGAAGTTGAAATTTATAGAAAATCTACTATTGATCCACGAGCTTTTGTTATTTTAGATGATTGTCTTTTTGATGCATCTTGGACTAAAGATAAAATGATGCGTTTACTTTTTATGAATGGAAGACATTGGAAAATGATGCTTATTATTACTATGCAATATCCATTAGGTATTCCACCTAATCTTAGAACTAATATTGATTATGTATTTATTCTTAGAGAACCATATATTAGTAATAGAAAACGCATTTACGAAAATTATGCTGGAATGTTTCCTACATTTGAATCTTTTTGTCAAGTTATGGATCAATGTACGGAAAATTATGAATGTTTAGTTATTAATAATAACTCTAAATCTAATAAACTACATGATCAAATCTTTTGGTATAGAGCTGATAATCATAAAAACTTTAAATTAGGTTCAAAAGAATTTTGGGAAATATCTAAGAATTTAGACTCAGACGATGATGAAGAAGTATATGATCCTAATACTAGAGATAAAAAGAAAGGTCCTAAAATTAATGTTAAAAAATCTAAATGGTAATCTGTTTCGTTATAGCTAAATAAAAATATATAGCTGTTATTATAATATAAGTTATACCAGTAAATAAAATGTTATCGTAAGTGCTAAAATTATATTTAAATAAAATGAACATTAATATAGCATATAATGAAAATATAATACCACCTATCATTGTATGAAATAAGAAATTTACTTCTAATTTTGGATTTAATTTTGCTATATAGTAATATTGAAATAAATTTATTAAGAAAAAACTCGCACTAGCATATGCATAAAAATTTACAGAATGATTTGAATCTTTTATTAAATCTATTATTGTTATTAATACTCCTAATAGAAAACCACCGTAAATAAAATTTTTAGAAAATAATTTTAATGTATTTTTATAGTCCATTATATAAACTATTATATTTTAACTAATTTACTTCCTATACATTTTAAATTTTCTATTCTTTGTTTTTTTTTATCGTTTTCTTTAAAATCATAAGTACAATTATGAGATTCCGGTAAACGATGAGCTTTACAATAAAAATTACCACATCTGCACATTAAATCTGTTAATTTTATTTTACGATTACAATCTTTCGCACAACAAATATTTTTTGGCATAACATTTTCCGTAGTAATTTCCATTTATAATTATTGTTAATAATATTATTAATAACAATAATTTTATATCAATTTTTTATTTATTTTTTTCCTATTGTTTTTTTATTTTTTCTTAAATTTTTTTTTGTTTTACCTCTACTTCTTACCCAGTTTCTACTTCTTCTGCTGCTTCTGCTTCTATCAGATATTTCTCCTTCTTCTCTGCTTCTGCTTCTGCATCTTCTGCATCTTCTTCTGCTTCTGCTTCTGCTTCTGCTTCTGCTTCTGCTTCTGCTTCTGCTATTCTCTATATTTTTTTTTACTTTGTTTAATTCATTTATAAATTCTTCAAGTTGTTCAATATAATGTATATGCTTTCTATTTTTTTCTATATCATTTTTTGTTTTATTAGGTACCGCCTCCCATATTCTATTTTTTTCTTTTCTTTTTTGAAAAACTTTTTCAAGTAAATCAATTCCATCAATTAATCTATTATAACCATCCTGATTAGATACTGAATATTTTTCAATTATATTTAAAATTTCTTCTAATTTTTCTCTACCACAATAATTAAAAGGATAATTTTTACAATCAGCATATTTTTTTAAAGTTAATACACCGTTTCTATTTTTTGGATCATAAAACCAATTTTCTTTATATATATTATAACTAGAAGTGGTGCCTCTATCCTTACATATTCCTATTATACCAAGAGCCTTAGCCTCTAATGTTTTATAATCTTCCCTTCCCTCTCTTACTATCCATTTTCTATTTAAATTAGCACAGTTTGTTGTATTTTGATTAGGATAACAATCACAACCAAGTTTACCACCTTTCATAATTAATAAAATACTATATATTAATAATATTTAAAATTTTTTTCTTTTAGTTTTTTTGCTTTTGTGTTTTTTAATTTTGGTTTTTTTTCTTGATTTTCCTTCACCTTCTATACTCAAAACAGAAAAATTAGGTATTATTTTTTTAGATTTACTACTTTTAATTTCTTCTTTTTTCTTTCTAATTTTTTCATCAATTAAATTTTTGTTTTTATTTATTTCATCTCTAAAATCTTTTAAATATCTGATATAAGTATCATGTGTTTCTATTAATTGTATTGTAGCGATATCTTTATTTTCTATAAGAGAATGTTTTAAAACATCATTTATTCTATAAGTTAATTCATCTTCTAATAATTTTAGTGGTTCTTGAAAATCATTTTTATTATATTTTTTATTATCATTAATATTTTTTATATTTTTATTTTTTAAATCTTCTAGGATATTGCGAATATTTTTTTTTTTATTTTTTTCAGAATTAATATACCAATCTTCTTTTAAATAGGGTTCATTCTTAAAATATTTATCTGTTCCATAACCAAATCTACATATTCCTAAATTATTTAGTGCTTTTGATTCTGATGTATCTTTAACACCATATTCTTTTACTCTTTCCCAATGATTATTAGTTGTATTACAGTTAACAAAACCACCTTTCATAATTAATATATCTAAATATTTTTATTTAATCATCATTATCTTTTTTTTCTTGATCTTTATCTTCTTTAGCGGGTTCTTCTTCTTTAGTGGGTTCTTCTTCTTCTTTAACAGATTTTTCTTCTTTAACGGGTTCTTGTTCTTTAACAGTTTCTTCTTCTTTAACTTCTACAATTTTATTTTCTTCATCTTCATTTAAGGTTTGAGCTTCTAATACTCTACTTAAACCATGATCATTATCTTTCATATCATCTCTAGTCAATACGCTTTCATCTTCAAATAATTCTTTTCTTAAATCAGCAGTTGATACATCATCATCACCACCATCACCAAATAATAAATTTTTACCAGGAACATCCATTCTATCAGCATTAACAAGATTACCTTCTTCGTCGATAGTTTGCATTAATTTATTACCTTCTTTTTGTGCTTTTGATATATTTTCTTCAATAGCTTTCTTTTTAGCAGTTTTAACACGATTTTTGAATTGTTCTTTGGATACTTCATCGTTCTTTTTCTTTTCAGCCATAAGTTCATTTAGTTCTTTTTCCAAATATTCAACTCTACCTGTTTTGTATGCTTCTGGATGGAAAGGCATCCACATACCAACTGGTCCAACATAAACATCATGGTTAGGGTCTTCATTTCTTAATAATTTACATCTGTTTTCAGCTTCTTCTTGTGTAGCAAAAACTCCACGAACTTTTATACCTCTTGTATTTGTTTGAAATTCATGGGCTTCATTATATTCAGTTTGTAATTTTTCTTCATTTTGTTCTACGAATGTTTTATAATCTCCGTCCAATGTAGTAAAAAATAATTTTTCTCTTTCTTCTTCAATAAATTCTTCGAGATCTTTAGATAATTTATCGAAATTGATGTTATATTTGTAACTAATAAAATTTGTGAATTGAGCATATTTTTCAAGAGATTTTTTAAAATCGAAATCTTTTAGAAATTTATCAAAAAAGAATATTTGTTTATTTCTGATTATGTCTTCTGGTGAAATGAAACTTAAACACGCAAATTTCTGTCCAGCAATTGGTTTATCTTCATCTAATAAATCTACATATGTAGTATCTTCAGTATGTTTAACATTTTCGCTTTTTGACTCTTTTGATTTAGCACTTTTTTTCGTTGACATTTATAATTTTAACAATATATTTTAATTTTAAGTATTTATTTATTATTTATTATTTATTTTTTATATTTATTATTATTATTTTTTTTCTTATATATTATTATAAACGAAATGGATTCTGGAATGGGTGAATTAGTTAAAAGAGCCATCAAATATTTAGTTGAAGGTTTAATGGTAGCGATCGTTGCTTTCGTTATCCCCCCCGAAAAACGCGCACTTAAATTAGAAGAAATTGCGATTATTGCTTTAATGGCGGCCGCCACATTTTCAATATTGGACACATTTGTACCCAGTATTGCGGTAGGAGCTCGCCAGGGTGCTGGCTTTGGTATCGGCGCAAATTTGGTCGGGTTCCCAAAACTCGCATAAGCAAACCAAGTATGATAATATAATTTTTAATAATATATTTTATTTTAAATATATTATTTTTTTATTTTAAT